ATGATGGATCCCGAGGATACAACGACAAACGTCACGTCGCTGTGTGTTACGTCCAGAAGAACGGGGGTAAGTAGCTGGGCAATATTCGTGCCAAATGGGGTCAAAGTAATGAACGGTATGTTGCTGAAAGTGTGGACATAACTTACCGTTGTTGTTCCGGACGAGTCGATGTACGCCGTTCCGTGAATGGAATTGGTCGTGATGTACAGCATAGAAGGAATGGTGGGAAACTGAACGACGGCCTGTCGTCCGACTTTCGTCACATTGCCGGTAGAGCCACCGGTGTCCGCGCCTTTTACGGCGTTGGTCAAGGTTGTGTCTAATTCAGTGCGAAGGCCAGGAACATCGGAAATTGCGTACACGCCTCCGCCGGGGTAGATTACTTGTGATTTTGCCATCAGTCCTATCAACGATATCAAAAAAACTGCAAGTAATTTCTTCATGCGATGGCCTTTAAGATTTTAGCAGAACAAGTTACGTTGTAGCCGCGCAGTTCGAGTTCTTCGAATTGGTTTGACATATTTTACGGCAAAATTGTTGAGTCGATTCGGAGGGTTGAACCCGTACTATCATAGGTGATCGCGGGGTAAGTCACACCCTGGCCGAGGAATGGAAAACTGATTGCCGCGCGAACGGCCAAGACGGTGCCATTAATAGTCACCGTGGCCGGACCGTAGTTGAAAAACGAAAGGGAAGATGCGCCGGCGGCAACCACTCCTGCGCCTGTTACCGTGACGCTTGGCGTTGAGGCAACCTTCGCGGCGGGATCAGAAACAACAACTGTACTCGTTACCGACACATCGCACCCACTTGGACAAGATGGACATAAACTCATATGCGTTCTCCCTTCGGGTAAAGCGGGGCGCGGCGGAAAGGAGACGCCGGCCCCGCCGAGAACCGATCACTCGGTCCTCAACCCGGAATGGTTACAGACCCAAAGTCCAACGATTCGTGCCGATCAGCAGGGTATTGGACACGTCATTGACAACCCCGCCGATGGCTATGGCGTGTTCGCCAATCGCAACTGAGCGATGCTCACGCGTACCAATCGCAATGCCGCTGGCATGAGTGGCGACACTCCCAGGACCAATGGCAATACCGAGATTCACGTCGTCCTCGATTTTGAGTGTAACGGGAATCGTCTTGACGGTTACGGGCGCATTGGTTTGCGTCACGGTAATGGCGCTCGTATAGATGCCTGCCGTTAGGTTGGTTGTCACAAACGTCACGGTTACCGTGTCGAATTCGCCGGTTGAGTTGCCGGTTGCCGGACTGACTGCCATCCAGGTGATATCCGTCGGCACCGCAACCGTGTAATAACTGGTATTTGTTCGTGCGGCGTTATACACGGTTGAACTCTGCGACGTGGCACCTTGGTATTGGGTACCCGATGCTGACAACTTCGACGGACTGACTCCTAACGTTTGCGCCATGCCGACGCTCGCGGCAATAACAACCGCGGCTAACGTAATCATTAACTTCTTCATTCGATCTCTCCTTGATTTGAGTTTATATTTCGTATCAATTATTCATCCTTTAGGGGCGGATGGTTTTACCCATCGCGCCCCTTTCAGGATTTGGTTGTTAGGCGCTCAGTATCGACGCGATTCCGCCACCATTGGCTACCCAATCTGCGGCTGTCGCAAACGTCAGCACGTATTCGGTCGGCGCGTTCCCGTCATCGGAAACGATCGCCTCGGCTGTGGACGCATCCACAAACGTCACGGTGATGGCCTTGTTCGCTTCCTGCAGCAACCCATTGGCGTCGCTGATGGTCACCCGGACCTGGAAGTAACTCAGATCACCATCTTCGTCGATCGCCACGGCCGCAGTCACGGTCTTGGCGCCGGCGGTGGCATCCGGAGTCGGCTCACAGAGAACGAGCGGCGTCTGCGGACAACGCTTCACGAGCATCGTCACGGCATACTCGGAATTCTCGAGCGGCTTGGCGAACGCTTTAAAACGGCTGAAGAAGAAACCCTTTTCCTCCAGCACGTTCGTTTCCACGTCGGGGATGTTGATCCAGCGCAGTTCGCCGGCATTCGACGGGGTCGTTCCGAAACTCGCCTTGCCAATACGGCCGGGCGCCACAGGAGGCACCTGTTTCTCGTACACGTTCTTAAGGATAACGTTGACGAGGGTGTATTCGGCGTTTAGATAATCAATATCCGGCTCCCAGCGGCTGCCCTGGGTTACCGCTTCCTCTTTGAACGGTACGACGCGTTCGAGGATCAGGTTGCCGGAAGCATCGGTTTCCAACACTTTGAACCGCGGGGCCATCATGTCGAACGTCATTCCATAACCGCGGAACTTCTTGACCTTGCCGATCCCATCGATCAGGATTTCGGGCGAAGAATACAGATAAGCCTCGCGGAGTTTTGTGTTCCGGTCGATTACGTCATCCCAATCGTAGGGATGAATGACCAGACCATACACTGGCATGTCGTTATCAAGCGACAAGGCGCCATCTTTGGCCTGAAGCGCCAACATCTGATGCAGGGCATCGAGGTGCTTGGGCGTCAAGGTTGAGACGACGGTACCGGCGGGGATGGTGATCTGCGTGGACGTGAACGGATCATAGGTGAACCTGGTCGGCGTCAGCGATCCGGTGGCCACAAACTTATTCGCAAAGTTCATGTACATCTCGCGGCCGAAGTTCTCCCATACCTGAAGTCCAACATCACCGAAGGAATCAAGAATCATCGCGAGTTGCTGTTCGAATTCCCACTCGTAGATGAAGTCATTGACGCAGTAGTTGGGACTGCGCCGGGCGGTCCGCCAGCCACTGTACGTTTCGGTTTTGAACCCGTAGCCAAGCATATAAGCCTTGTACGAACAAGGGTCGACGCCTGGGTCGGTTTGGCCGTTGGTTCCGGCGGCACGATAGCCTGTTTCGGCTTCCCATCGCAAGAGACCAGCCTGGTCATCCTTGCCGGCGAAGAACGTATGCACCTTGCGGACATATCCTTCGCCCAACTTGAACGGGCCGGATCCCTGGATGTTGCGATAGATTGAGGGGGCTTCGCGTAGTTTCTTGCGGATGACCGGATCAAAGTTTTCGGTAATCCGTATCATGATACGGTTAAAACTCTCCGTAGAGAGCGGCAATGCGGCGGCGACAGTCATGGTAATTCTCCCATGTAAAGGTTGCGATGATGTAACAGATGCGGATCGCCGCAAACGCCGCCGGGGAAGCGGTATCACCCTGACCTTTAACGCAGTCTGTGCGCCGTCGAGACTAACGGGCTTAGTGCTCTTGCCTTGATTGCAAGGCCAACACCAGCCGAGTTACTGGAGCTATCTCGTACCCGGTCGAGACCGGGTGGCTCCGCGATGATCTTATCGGCCCCATCGCGGCAGGGCTTTTCTATTAAGCGATTACGGTGTAACACAACGTATCATAGAAAGTCAAGCATTATTTTAAATTATTTTTACTGATTCATTTCTTCGCGTAAGACGTTCCTCACGGCATCGGCAGACGTAATACCGTTTTTATCATCGCGCGCCGGCTCCGGAGAAACCTTCCCATCGAGACCGGGTTTGATGCCATAGCGTTTTTCCAGTTGTTTTTCGAGATCGATTCGCTGTGCGCGTTCTTTCTTGAATAAAGCCAGATATATCGGTGCCGTAACACCCAAAATCAGCGCTTCGGATTGAGCCAGCGGATCGTCTTTGTGGAACAGGTCGTTGACTTTTTGATGAAGAACGGCTACGCCCTTGTTCCATTCTTCTTGGCCTTCAATGGGACGCAGAACGAAATGTCCGTCCTGCAGAACCTTGGTCGCAGCTTGTTTAAACAACGCCTCACGTCCGGTCTGATCGGCAATGGCACGGTTTTTGATCTGGTCGTTGTCCAGTGCCTGGCGGATCTCCTTGTGTTTTCCTAAATCCATTTGCTTCAATCGTTCGATGTGGTCGTACTGCGCAAATAGCGGAGTAAGTATCGGCATCATGTCAGGCGCCTTCTCGTTGATTAGGGCAACGCGTTCTTTCGGCGTAGCTTTCAGGAATGCGGCGACGTCTTCATCCTTAACGTCCCATTCCTTGACGGTTTCTTTGATCTGCTCGAGGATGGCGTTCTGCGGCCCTTCGTACCGCGCGCGGAAACGCGGATCCGCCTGTAGTGAGAATTTACCGAGTTGGTCATATGCCTGGTCGAGTTTGGTCTGCAATTCCTCAACCTGTTGCTTGGTCTGCAGTGTCTGCGCGACGATCTGGTCGGTGGATGCGGCACCTGGTATCGGTTGTTTTGTTTCTCTGGCCTTTTTGAGATCTTCTTGTACCTGTGCCAGGCGTGTTCGCAGTTCGGCAAATGCATGGCGCGTTTTCTGTCCGGCGTTCTTGATCTCGTCGGGTTCCGGTTCGGGGTCCGGTGTTTTGACGACGGCTGCATTTTCTTTTTTTTCGCCCAATGCTTCAGCCGGTATTTCAATCGACGTCATATCGAAACCAGTTGGTTTCTTATCATCCGTCGGCTTGACTTCCAGTTTTGTCGGTGGTGTCACCGGCGGAGGTGTTGCGGACGGAGGTGGCGTCGCTGGTTTTTCTGGCGGCGGATTTGATACTTCGTTAATCATTTCGGCGGCAATTTGACGCGTGGTTTTCTCGGCGGGGTCGGGTGTTTCCATTTTAGGTTCCTTTCTTTTGGGTTTTACTTTCCGGGTACTGTTCTGACATTATTTTTCCGGCGCCGTAGTCGGCCGCGATCTCGTTGTCCTGCGGTTTCTCGGTCTTGTCTAAAGTCATGACACGGTCAAGTGCGTTGTGGTATCCTGAGTTTTCTCCCATCGCTGCCAAGGCGATTTCCGATTTGATGTATTCTGGGCGAGGCATGTAACAGCGACCCTCCAGCCGCACAATATCCATTACGATCTTCGTCATGGGCAGATTGCACCATTCAATATATTGGGCGCGCAGATTAGGATTTGCGGATATGTCATTTGCGTTCATGTAGTTCCCTTCATTGTGCCGGCGCGGGTTGGGCACCAGCTTTAGCGTTCTCTCTCTGGATCGTTGCGGCCGTCGACATGTCGGCGAGTTGCATGGAATGCCTTGCTTTTTCTTCCCTGATCTTATTTTGAGCCAGCATATTCTGCATTTTAACTTCAAAGTTCTTTTGAATCTCGGCGAGTTTCAGTTGCCAGTCACGGTCTTGAAGTGTCTGCTGCGCCTGCTGTACCTGTTGCTGTTGCGCCTGCTGCTGTGCCTGCATCTGCTTCGCCTGTTGTTGCGCCATCTTCTGCATCTGTTGAAACACTTTGGCGAGTTGGTCGAGTTGTTTCTGCATCATATCGACCTGTCCCTTGCGTGACGGGTCTTGTGCCATCGCCTGCATGTGCTGCGCAAGATGTTGGATTCCAATACCCATTGCCGGGACCGCCTGTTGCAGATTCACCGACTGCGGTTGATCCATGAATGGTTTGGCAATACTCATAAGCATGGGCAGGTGTACCAGCCAGTGGATTGCATGGGGCTGGTCGACGCCGACGACGACCTGCTGTCCTCCCATGATGTCGTTGTTTTCCAGCATGGCCAGGCTGTGTTCGCTGGTCGGTATCTGATCGCGGCCGACTTCCGGTGCATACCTGTCAACCATCGTATATCCGACAAGTGCGGCCAACCGGTCCCGCACTGCATTACGGCGTCCAATTTCGTCAAGTGCCGGGGCCATGCCAAGAACTTCCTTTGTCACGATATCGTGCATGGTCGCCGATCCGTATCCAATGGCGCGCATGGCTGATACAGTGATGTTGTCGGGATTGAAGGCTTCTGCCGGAACACCCCTCTTTTTGCACCGACGTTGAAAATCTTTTGCCGCTTTGTATCCACCTGCTTCTTTGGGATATTTTTCATTGCATAGGCGCCGGAATATTTGATTGTGCATGGCGTCGAGGTGCAGGTAATGAATGTTGATCTGGTTCTTTTCGAGTTTGGCCGATTTGCGTTCTTCGGTTTGTACTTCAGTGGCTGTTCGGTCGGGTTGGTCCGGGCCTTCGAGTTGCTTTTTATATACCCCGGTGTTGTTATTCAGGATTTGGTGCTGCATGTTCCTAACGCCGATTAACTGAGTAAGGTTTGGTGCAAACGTGTGTTGAATCGCCTTAAATCCTGACGGCAGTACGGTGATAGGACCAAGACGCATGAGGTTGATTGCCTGCTGACCACTGCCTGTGGGTTCGAGAATGAAACTGCTGGACATCGAGGCGCCGTCAACAATCGTATTGATGAAGCGGTTGCTCAGTTCAACGTGCGGGAATATCCGGTGTCCGAGCCCCTTGATGGATTTATAAAACCCGTCGCCAATATTCCAGATGAATAAACAGAGAGCTTGTTCCATGCCTTCGTATTCGTCTTGGCCGGTGTAAAGATATCCGGGCAGTTCCTCGTCCTCGTAAATCATATGACGCGAGACCTTGCCGTTGTATTCCTTGACAAGGAACTGAATCACGCGAATTGGTTGGCAGTCATTGCTCGATGCTGCCAGGTCGTTGTTTTTCAGTTGCTGTTGAATGGCCTCGAATACAGTTGTTTGCAGTCCACCTTCTTTAGGACTCGTATTTTTTGCCGACTTGATTATGACTTCCCTGATCAGGTCGGTATTCCATCCGGATTCCGCGGCTATCTTTGCGGATTCAGGATCCTTGATCTTGTCATAGAGTTCGTGGGCCTGGAATGTGTGACGGAATCCTACGAGTTCGAGTTCGCCGATGGCAGATTTGCTGTCCGGCGCTATCAGTAATGATGCCCGTTTGGTTGCCCTGGGGCGCCAGTCATATTGATCCGGCCAGAACATCGGGCCTATCCCGGTTACCAGCATTTCCTTGGTGCAAAGCATCCGGTTGAAAAAGTAGTCGGGCCAGGCCTTAACGGTCCGCGTGTATTCCTGTTCGATGATTTCGCCGTAGTTGATGCCGGGGCGTTGCGGATCGTTGATCTCGCATTTTACGTTGATGAGTTGCGGAACCTCCATGTCGAGTTCCCATATGCTGTCGGCATTGGTGTCGATAATGGATTCGGCTTCCCTGAAGTTGACATTGCATCTCCATAACTGGCCCTGTTTTTTGAGTTCTTCTGCTCTGTATGGCGGGTTGCCATCAACCAGTCCTTGTATCTGGCATCGGTATTTTGCAGCCGTACGATCTGCGTCTTTGATCGATTCAAAGAGTTGGTATGCCGCATTCGAATCCTTGATGCGCGATTTCGGAGCTCGGCCGGATGGCGAGATTGTCTGGATTGGGGCGTTGGGGTCTTGTTCGGTTTCCATAAATTCTCCTTACAAAGAAAGAGGGACGCAAAACATGATTACGCACGTAATTGCGTCCCTCTCCCGCTATTGCGAATACCGCTGGCCGGCGGCACTCTTTGTCTATATTTTATTTTTTTTCCAGCATTCGTCAGGGAATTCGCCTATCGTCTTTTGCGTCGAGTGAATCGTGGCGAATAAAACAATTCCGTCGCATGCACAGATGCCAAGCGCGGCGTCGTGTTTCGTCTTGCGCCCGGTCCATCCATTAATCCATTGATCGATACCTTTGCATGTCAGGCATATGATCTTGCTGTTGTATTTGCATTTTACGCACGTCATCGCGCGCGCGTCGGCTTCTTCCTGCGGAACCTTTTGCATCCCGCCTTTTAATCGCCAGTCGAGTAGAAATTGGTTGGTCTTTTTGTTCACATGGAAAAGCGACAGCATTTGGTCGCTCAATTTACGGTCTTCGGGCATATCGATGGCGAGTTCGGGTGGGACGCTATATGCGATCGATGCTTCGATGCGTTCGGCAAAATCTTCAGGAATGGGAAGTTCGTTGGCATGACGGTGCGCCTTGCATTGATGGATCAGGTCGTCAAGGTTGCGATGGCTGGTGATCCACATATTGGTGTCGAGGTCACGGTATATCCAGCCTCCTGGCGGCTCCATCATTCTGTAACGAAGTTTCGGCAACGTCATGCAGATTTCCCCTTTCCCCTGCTCTATACACTGTATTACATCGTATGTCAAGTAGAAAGTGCGATAAAATTATCCTCGGCGCTTTCCGCGTATGTTCGGTTTGGATCGTCAAGGCATTCGCCCTGCTCTGCGGCCCACGGTGGCGCCGCTACTTTCTCGCCGGCACCGGGTGTAATCCCCATGCGTTCACGGACCAGTGCGGTGATCAGCACTTTGGAATCGGCATCGTCCGGGCTTTTTCCGGTTCGCCCTTTTACTGACGACTTGGGTTCAATGCATACTGGGTTCAACTTGTCGAGCAGGATGCGCGAGCAGAATTCTTTGACGGCTGTTATCTCAATTCCCCCGATGTGTCCGTGCCGGCCGTACTGGTAGAGGTTGTACCATAATTCCGTGACTCGATTAGCGTACCGTTGATTCGCCGGCACATCTTCCTCGGTTGAAATCGGCAATGCTGACGGCTTCATGTTCGACGATATCCGCATGATGCCCCTACCCCATTCTGTTTCTATGATGTCAGCCAGTGCGGTCTGGTTGCCCGTCGTATCGATGGCCAGATTAACCGGGACTACGCCTCTGGCGTCGCAGGCTTCGCCCACCTTGCGCGCCGTGGAATATGATAGCGGCTCGTCTGGATTTAACACCATTGGTATATCGACGGTTTCGCAGAATTCAATTTTCCATACGCCGACCTTGTCCTTTCCGACTTTGGCAAAACTCAATATGCACCTGTCGCCGCCGGTACTGAATGATGGGTCGAGCCCGGCGACCATGATCCAGTCCCGTTCCCACTCCACCTTGTCTATCATACCGTGCTTGATGAAGAACGATTCGGTGAAGATGGATCGGATCAGTCCTTCAGGTGGGATGAAACCTATCGTCTGGCTCCAGAACTTGGGGCTGTTTTCTCCATACCACGCAATGCGCTGGTCGATATCCGCCTGCTTCAGCAGGTATGGATACAACCGCGCGCCATTGGGTTCAACGATGGCCGGGGACTTGCGGCCGTCAAAAAATATGCAGCAGCCCCACTTCGTCTTCCATTCTTCAAGGCCTGGGTGAATCGAATCCCATCCGGCTACAGGCTCGCTGTATCGGCCCAGGGGATCCAGCCGGCTTTCCGGGTTACCTATTCCTATGAAGTGGAAGTCTTCGCCGCCTTGCAGGTTGCTCACCGCTTCCACCGCAGCTTCTCGCGTTCCTTGCATTTCATCTACCAGTAGCAGGTTCCGCCGGTTATGCTTGCCGACCATGTTGGACATGGCGTCTTTGATACTGCCGATAAGGATGGCCACGCCGAAGATTCCGTTCTTGCTGTTGTCATCGCCAAGCGTGATCTTGGTCTTTGACGGTATGTAAGAACCTGGCGGGTCTTTTAACGCCGAGTATAATTTGACGATTTCGCCGAAGATGCGTTGCTCGAGTGCAGGCTTGGTCGTTGAGCATACTGTACAGGTGGTAAATGCCGGAGCCGCCAGCCAATGGGCGAGAATTATTGCAGCCATATCAGTCGACTTGCCGGCGCTGCTTGGTCCCCACATGGTAAAGAATCCAGTTGGTTCTTTACAGAATGTTCGCACCCGGCGCTCAGTCCAACTATTGATCCGATAAACCTTATCCGGCCATAACAATCGCATGGCTTCAAGCATTAACAACGCGCGTTCTTCTCTATCGGCATCGATGGTGATGGAATTTGAATACGCCGCCAGTGTCATCGTCACCGGGTCTGTGCCGTCGTGGAACTGCATGCCGTGGCGTTCGATCAATTTCGTTCTCCTGTTTTGGAAATAATCAACGCGCGATATTCTTGAAGCATCATGTCCCATGAATAATAGTTCATCGCCTCGGTAAGTAATGCATTCGTTCGTTCGTCAAATTTACTCTCGGCTACCCTGGTGGCAATAACACGAAGATACTGCTGGCTTCTCCATCTTGACCAGTCGTCATGAATAATCAGAATACCAGCCGCTACGGTACCTGCCGTCAGGATTGGAATCATCCATCCAATTGAAACCTTCGTGCACTCTTTTTTTATTTGCAATGAGTGGATCCCGGCAATCATCCCGGCGAAGGTCCATATCACGATCGGAGCCATTGGCAACTGCATCGGGAAGTCCATTAGCGCATTAACGCTCAATCCTACAATCCCGGTCATCAGGAATAGAACCATCATGCTTTTTGTCTTCCAGGTCATTATCAAAAGCATTGCGAATATCACGATGTATGCCATTCCTCCTGGAATGCCCAATTCGACAAACGCCTGTTCAACATCGTTGTGCATTCGTTTTGGACGCATTGTGGCCGAAAATCCGCTTGGCGGAGTTTTGATTACCGCATGGTTGTACGCTGGGTAGGCCTCGCGAAATGTTCCGATTCCTGTGCCAGTCCACGGTCGGTCCTTGATCATGGCCAGTCCGTTCAGGTCGTAGGCAAGGCGTGTTGAAAAACTATCACCCTTTGGAGCAATTACTCTAACGGAAAAAATAAGGCTGATTAATACCAGCACGATCGTCACTACACGTCTTTTTCGGTGCTTTAATATCATCCATACCGCAAAAAACACAGCCGCCGACAGCGCCGCAATCCAACTGGCCCGGCTATGGATGAAGAATAATATCGCCGCTCCCGCCGTGAATAACGTTGCCGCGGTAATTCGCGCAATCACTTTGCGCCTCGATATGACCAAATATAAAATCGCCGGCAAGGTGAGCACGAGATACGAACCGAGCAGGTTCTTGTTTGCCAGGGTTCCGGCCGGTGGCGCCGTCTGTTGAAAATAATCCACCACTACGTTGCTCGCTCCATGAACCTGGGCGATCCCGATCAAGATGTTAAAACCGGCGCCCAATGCCGTCGCCCATATTAAGGCCATATACCACCGCTCGCTACGCAACGCGTATACAAACCAAAACAGCACCGCATACCCTGCGACGTGCTTCAGCTCCCACCAACTGGACCACGGATTAATCGTCCATATCAGTGATACCGCCGACCATGCCGCCAGGAGCACCACCATCCAAACGATCGCAGGTATCCTGGATTCAATCATGTGTTTCCATGACCCGGCCATCAGTATCAGCGCCGTCGCATGCAACATGTACCAGCGCATGTCGCCTGATGCTTCGCATACCGACGCGTCGTAGGCCACCGATGCCGTCAGCAAAAATATGAAAATCAATGGCCGGATTAATCCGGTGAACCAGTTTATTTCCACACCCCTTTCCGATCTCAATGTTTACGGGCCTTTCGGCACTACCCCACTGCCAACTGCTATCAGTCGTTTCGCTTCTTCCTCCGCTATCCGTTTCGCCGCCTTCGCCGCCATGTATTTATCCGCCGCCTCGATGTTCGCCGTCAAAAAGTCCACGTCTATCTGCTTCGATTTCTCCGGCTTGATAACGCCATCAAGCATCCCTTGCAGGTTCTTCAACGCCCCGATCAAATCCATCATCTCACCACTTCCAGGATTCGAACTCAACTGCCTGATCTTCCTCGTCACCGCCTTTAACATGTCCTTGGCGCCAGCCTCTACCTGCTCCCTTACCGTTCCGGCGTCCTCCTTACCCGCCCTGCTCGCATCCTCGTTTTTAAACTTCCCTTCACGTTTCTCTACCCACCTTTCACGCTGACGCCGCTTCCGAATAGTCTCAGTATTAATTCCATGAATCGTCGCCAGTTCCTGCATATTCGTTATGCCGTCTTCAATAAAAGACTTGCGCACCGCCTCCCATCTCTCATGCGTAAGCGGTTGCTTTTCAGCAGGTTTAACTACTTGCTTTTGGGACTGGACTGGTTCTTCGTTTTCCATGCTTTACGTCGTATCACATCGTTTTGTCCCTGTCAACACTATTCTGTCCCATGGGACACCTTTTTGTCCCTTTCGTGCGTGAGGTATATACACTATGACCCCCCGGTCGCGCGCGGGGGTGCCGGGGTGCCTGCGTGAACGTGCGCGCCTGGGCCAAAAAGAATGCTTATTGTCAGCGCTGGCAGGGTGTTTGCCTATTATCGGGTGTCTGGACGAGCGTCCCACCGCTATGTTGATACCCTTGATTTCATTGGCTGTAAACGTGGTGATGTATTTTTTTGGCGAGGGGACGAAGGAGCACAAGTCACAAGGCGTTGACGTTGCGCGTGTTACCGAATGTCGATTAGCCTCATAAGGCCTATTATGCGACGTTGTGTTACGTCGTCAATATGCATCTCGCGTGCGCCGGCGCGTGTCGTGCATCGTCCCAACACGGCGCGGGTGGCATTGCGTCGCTGGGATTGCTACCCGTATTCGTCCGGCGCTTGGCGCTCTACGAACGGCTACCCGGTCCGGCGACGAATGGCGACGACGGGTGGTGTGGTGACGGGTGCTGTCCACGACGAACGGGTGCGTCGTCTGCTGTGCTCGGCGTTGTGTCCGGCGACCGGCGCGCGGCGTGTGGTGTGCTGCGTCTACGGCGCTCGACGTGTGGCGCTGTGGAACGGCGAATGGTGGACGAGGCTGGTGAAATGGTAAAATGGCGGGGATTGTGCGTGAAACGGCGCTGTACGATCGTTGACGTTGCGTCATCGGTGGTGGGGGCTTGGTGTTACGACGTAGGAAACGGCGAAGCTGTACGCTCGCCAGTCGTCTCCGTCGCGCTTAAGGCCGCTCCGTCGCTCCGCTGCTCGCTCCTCAATACAGGATGAAATGCGAAAAGTCAAGCACAAAATTGAAGGGGGTGATTTGGAGCAAGCGGGCATTGCCGGTAGTGCGAAAGTTTTTGGGTTTGGGTGTGTGGCGTTGTGGGAACTTGTGGTTTGAAACGTGACGAAACGTGGCGAATTGCAACGAAATGGAACGGTACGATGGCCGACGTTTGGTCAGCGTGGGGGTGGGGTTGGTGTTGGTATGGGGGTAAACGCGGGTTTGGCGGCGCTGGGCCTGGGCGCTGGGCCTGGGCTGCTGGTGGGCGCTGAACTTTATTTTTGTGGCGCCTTAACTTTTGGCGTTTGCACCGTATTGGTATTGGTGTGGGGGCACTGGTGTTCGGTCGGCAATCGCTGGCTGGGGTGCTCTTGAAGAAAGGGGTGGTGGCATGAAGATCATATATCTGGCGATTGATCAGTCGCATGGCGTGTGGGGGCGTGGCGTTGACAAAGCGTCTGCTATTGCTGCGATGCGGCGCGAGGATAGTCGGGCAACACCAAAACGGTTGCTGCGCGTCAAGGGCGACGAGAGAGCTTACGTGGATGGCATGGGCAGCGTGTGTGCTATGTGTGGTGCGGTGATATCGATTGTCAATTAGACGGTGTCTGCAAAATAAATCTTTGGCGGTGCTTAATATTTAGAAAAAACTGGGTATCTGTATTGGTAGAACGAAAATCTAAACCGGGAGGTAGTTATGGAACTGCGGCATGAAACGATGACGGTCGAGGAATACAAGCGGCGCTGGATGTCCGGTCATGAATGTCCGGCGGTCAAGGAGGCGGAAGTTTCCGGCGCGCTGCTCGACGTGGGCGTCCAGTCCACGCCGTTCGGGTCGTTTGCGGTAACGATTAACGTGGTCAGCAAGGCGGTGGCGTCATGAGCAATAACGAATTACGCGCTGAGGCGGTCGCCAAGGCTGCGGCGCTGGCAAGGGTGCCGGGCATCCGGGTGGAGGTGTGCGGGTTTTGGGTGTGGGTGACGGGCGAGACGCGGTCGGTCCGGGACCAGTTGAAGGCTGCAGGTTGTCGCTGGGCATCGCGCAAGGGTGCCTGGTATTGGCGCAATCGGGCGGTGTCGTCTGGTGGTCATCGTCCTATGCCGTTGGATTATATCCGGGCGCGGTACGGGTCGGCGCGCGTGGACGAGGCGGTGGCATAATTATTTTTCAGTAGCCTTAATAATTTTGAGTTTTGGTGTATCTGTATTGTCATGGGCGGAAAACAAAAAACGGAGGGTGTTATGAAAGTTAAAACGCAACTTATTAAGGTGAACGAGTTGGTCGAGGTCTGCGACGTGCGGGAAAACGGTCTGGCTATAAGCGATGTGTGGTTGCCGGTGGTTGAGGACGGGGTGGTTGTGCATCGTTGCATCCGGGAGATCGAAGAAGTAACGGCAAGCCTGGCTGTAACGACGGACGACAACCGGGTGCATTATCTTACGCATCCTTATGATTTTGTCCAGGTGTTGGTCAAGGAATAACAAGGAGGTGTGTCATGGTAAAAAACTGGATGTCTGGCAGTTGCTTCGTGTCCGAGTTCGACGCTCTTGAATGTCAAGCGTATGCCGGGGCGGAGGCGTTTGCAAATGGGTCAAATCCCGTTATTGCATCCTCGGATGGTGGCAAGGGAAATCCGTCGCATGTGGTGATCGGCGCGCGTCAGGGCATCGAGGTGTTTTGCGGGTCCGAGGGGGAACGCGGTTATCGGTTTGCGGTTGAATTGACGCAGCCTATGGCAGTGCTCCTGGTGGCGTTGGTCATGCGCGATGTAATGTCGCTGGTGGCGGCGACGCTGACGCTCTCTGAAGAACGCGAGGTGTTCGAACGGTACGGGTTTGTTCAAACGTGCGGTTAAAAAAGGAGGTGTGTGATGGGTTTGTATCTGATGTGTCCGATTGATGAGGAGGTGCAATCGTGCGTACGGAATTCGTAAAAGATTGGAAACTGGCAGGGACGGTCGGTGTGGACGCTGGCCTGCTGTGGCTGGGCGACCCGTGTTACTGCGTGACGCCGGATTGTGATTCGCATCCGGCTAAGACCTGGACGGAATTCTGTGAGCACCTGGGCAAGATTGAAAAGGACGGCGTCGCTCAGTGGGGCTTTGTTCCTGGCGGCGATGGTTTGGGTGTATCAGTGTCGACGGGTTACGGCGATGGCGAGTATCCGGTCTATGTCAAGCGGACGCGGGGCGGTCGGGTGGCTGAGGTGCGGGTGGTGTTCATCGGTGACGAAGCTGACGAGGTTATGAGCGATGATGACGAGGACGAACGGTGCGAGGCAAACGTGGGAGGGTAGATTGTCGGCGGTCTGGTTGTGTCGGTCGAAAAACAACGAAAGGATTATCTTGTGAAAAAATCAACGAAAAAGACGAAGGTTCCGGCGGTTAAGTCGAAGGCGGCAAAGGGCAAGAAGACTACGAAGGTCAAGGCTCCGGCCAAGGAGATTGTCGGCGTGGGCATGGGGCGGCAGGTTGAAGAAATCCTGACGGGCGCTCCGGCGGTCAAGACATCGGCATCGGGTACCGTACCCGGCAAGGTGATCCTGCGGTCGGCGATGTCAGGCCTGGACGCCGCGGCCAAGGTGCTCGGCGAGGCTGGGGATCCGTTAAACTGTCCGGCTATCGTCGCGGCGATCTTCGCGGCCGGCTACTGGCAGTCGAACGGCAAGACGCCGGCGGCGACGCTGCATACGGCGATCATCACGGAGATCAAGAAGAAGGGTGACGCCAGCCGGTTTGTCAAGACGGGGCGTGGTCT